TAAAACATATATTAGTCACTCATACGGTATTTTATCTTTTTACTATATGATTGATTTTTTTAAACAAACAAATAAGTATCTATATATATCTGAGTACTATGAACAATTTAAATACAAAGAAAAGTTGCCTGGATTTGAATGGTGGAATGGTACTAAGTGGAATCCTACAAAGGTGAAAAAAAAATGAATTTAGTAAAATTAATTTCAATTACTCCAAATGCAGAACAACTTATATCCTATTGTGCTAGAGTATCAAATCCAGCAGGACAAAATAATGAAAACTATGCTAAATTAATAAAGTATTGTATAGACCATCAACATTTCTCGGTCTTTGAGCAAGCGTTTTTAACTATTGAAATTAATACTACTAGAGGTATTGCCGCACAAATATTACGTCATCGTAGTTTCACATTCCAAGAATTTAGTCAAAGATATGCCGACACAACTTTATTAGGTGATGATATTCCATTATTTGAACTGAGGCGTCAGGATAATAAAAATCGCCAAAATAGTATTGATGATATTAGTGATGAGATTAAGAGTAAATGGGGGATGAAAATTAGAGAACATTTTGGTAAAGCCAAGGCTATTTATGATGGTATGATCGCTGATGGTATTGCTAAAGAATGTGCTAGATTTGTATTACCACTAGCAACTCCTACTAGAATTTATATGAGTGGAAGTGTGAGGTCTTTTATTCATTGGATAGAATTACGATCAAGTAATGGCACTCAAAAAGAACATATGCTGATCGCTAATGAAGCCAAAGAAATATTTAAACAACAATTACCTATAACTAGTGAGGCTTTAGGATGGTAAAAGAATTCGCTATTACCGCACAAGTTTATAATAATTTTGATAATAATAAACAAACTTTATTAGTATGTGAAAGTATCAAAGCAGAATCCTCATCTCATGCAAGAAAAAACTTTGAAGATAGTTTTGGTGCTGATCATACTATAGTAAAAATATATTCAGTGGAAGAAATAAATGCCCACAACAAAATCTGAGTTTATAATTTCATGCACTAGACAATTATTAAAAGACGATATATCTGTATTTCTACATCAAAAAGAGTCTATAAATACATACGGTGGTTGGTTTGATGGTGATGATGACAAAGAGTTCGCTGTTGCATTAAAAAACTCTATGGGTTTTGAGATTTTTATTCACGAATATTGTCATTATCTACAGTGGAAAAATGATAAACCATTGTGGAATCAAAGCATGAACACATACGATGCTTTATTTGATTGGATAGATAATACAGAATCTTCTTTTACTGAAGAACAACTGAATCAAAGTTTACACGATATTATCGTACTAGAACATGATTGCGAAAAAAAAGTATTACAATTAGTTTCTAATAATCCAATAGATGGATTCGATACTGATAAATATATTCGAGCAGCCAACTGTTATTTATTTCACTATCATATAAATAGAGAACTCAGGAAAAGACCACTTTCTCCTATTTATAAAGATGAAGTGTTGAAGAATATGCCAAATACTTTTAGCAAAGATGCTAATTATTATTTAGATAAAAATAATATATCCTCGCTAATGAGACAAACATTTTTAACAGAATATGACTGATTCTAAAGTTTGTGTTGACAAACGCCGATAGTATGGTAAGATGCAATCTAAGGAGACTACTATGCGTTATGGTTTGTGTTGTATCAGTCTGAAATTAAAAGAACAAGGGTTCAAGCATCAGACAATGACTTTTAAAAGATTCTCTACACTTTCAAGAGAAGAAGCGTTATCAACTCTTGGAGATAGAATACTTAATAATTTGGAAGTAACTAATGCGACGATTCAGTTTTGTGCAGATAATAATTATTGCTACAGGGTTAGCAGCGATATTTTTCCTCTTATCACTTATGACGAAGCCAATGTGAATCTAGAAGATTTACCAAATTATGAAGATATTCAAGATGAGTTTGATAATATTGCACAGACTATTGCCAGCACTAATGTTCGTGTTACTTGTCATCCTAGTGAATTTAATGTCCTCGCTTCCTCTAACGAGAAAGCCATTGATAAAACAATCACCGAACTCAATTTCTACAGCAGTTTCTTCGACAGAATCGGCTGTCCTGCCAATTATAGTTCGCCAATGAATATGCACGTTCATAATAAACATGGTTCTCACATGGAAATTATTGAACGATTTAAGCGTAATTTTAACAGATTGGATGAGAATTGTAAAAAGAGATTAGTTATTGAGAATGATGATAAACTTAATTGTTGGAGTGTGTTTGAATTGATCACCTATTTTCATGCTAACACAAATATCCCAATCACATTCGATTATCTGCATCATAAATGTCATCCAGATAAATTAGATGAAGAAACAGCATTACGAGCCTGCCATGATACTTGGCATGGTCATAAGCCTCTTTTTCATTATAGTGAAAGCAAACCTGGAAATAATCCAAGGGCTCATGCTGATTATGCTGAAAATCCATTTAATACTTATGGATTAGATTTTGATGTTGACATGGAACTAAAAGCAAAAGATTATGCAATAGAGAGATTTGATGAAATTTGTCGTGGAGTAGTAGCATGAGCAAACCACTTATAATTTTAACTGGTCTAATTTATACTTATGTTGCTTTTGAGCAACTGAGACATGGTAATTATGGTATGTTTTATGCTTATTGTGGTTATGCGTTTTCTAATATCGGACTTTATATTTTAGCACACTAAAGGAATTTAAAATGAGTGAAGAAATCAAGCCATTCGGTTACAGTTATTTTCTTGATATGTATAATACTGCGGAAGGAACCGCAGATAATCTTGAGTTAGTCTACCGATTTTTAGAGCGTCTTGTTGATGAAATTGGTATGACAAGAATGACTCCACCAATTGTTATTCATGGGCCTACTGATCATGGTCGTGAAATTTATGCAGATAAGTATGGTGTGAGCGGATGGGTTGGTTTAATTGAGAGTGGAATTCAAATTCATGCTATTGAGGCTGTTCATTTTATTAGTTTGGATGTTTATTCTTGTTCTTGTTTTAAACCAGAAACAGTGCTAGAATTTGCTAAAAAGCATTTTGGTTTTGATAAGTACGAAGAACATTTTCTGAAACGAGGTCTTGAATATCATAACCAAGAGAGAAAAACATTATGAAAGAACCACAGAGAATTAAACTAACTGACTTTGTATCTTCTCAAAAAGAACCAAATAAGTTACCATTAAAATCTTTACAAGATGAGTATGATATGATTACAACTATTGAGGGTGCTAGAATTTTGGTTAAAAAAGATGAAGATACTAAACAAAACGATTCGTAAAGCCTATGCAAACAGGTTTTGGTAAAATTCATCGTAACACCTAACAAAAAACGCCCTAACCACAATTAGTGCGAGTAATTGGAGAAAGAGCGTTTTCTGATTATTATATTGTAAATCGGATATCTCGCACATATCCATATTATATTACACCGAATGGCAAACATTAGTAAAATCATTGACGCAACTATTAAAAAAGCGTACAGGAATTGGAAACCTTGTCGTGCTATTAGAGTATATCATTATGCTGCTGCCTTTGATGGCAACAAAATGATTTGTTTCACCCAAAATAACCCGATTAAAACTCATGCACGGGCTTACAGAATAGGCGAACAATTTAATCTACCCAAATATAAAGAATATCCATTCATCCATGCTGAATCTCATCTTATTTCTAAACTGCTGGATATGTATAATACCATTGATGTTAATTGGACAGTATGTATTATGCGTATTAATAGACGAGGATTGATCTTAGGCAGCAAGCCTTGTGTTAATTGTGATAAATTATTAAATGCTGTAGGATTATCTAATATATATTACAGTCTGGATAATGGCAATTTTAGTGATAGTATTGGAAATCAGACTCAAGTAGAAGGGTTGACAGTGCCGATGGTTATGGTATAATCCGACAAACGGAGACAACCATGAACTGCATTTACTGCAAAAACCAGATTGATTTTGATCGTTATGAGTTTCTTGTTGAAACTGGTCGCCAGATTCTTTGTAAATCTTGTAGTGTAGAGAGTCGTGCTGTGGGTTTTATGGACTGGAATCATAAAACTGCACCATCTCTTGTTATGGTTCCTAGTAATGCTACTCAAACTATTCGTATTCTTGATAGGGCAAATCGTCGTGCTAGATAATTCTAAAAATATTGAAATGAATGTAACTAAAATGACTTGGCTAGATTTGTATAATTATTTGCATGAAAGAGCCAATGATGTTAAAAATCTTGGTTGTTTTCCTTGGCAAGAGACTGTGGAGGTATTCGATTGGGAAACTTTAAATTACTATCCAACAGATTTTATTATTATGCCAGCAGATAATAAGATTTCTCTTGCTGTGGACACATATCAACCGGAGGATAAATAATGGATCTTGAAATTGAAAGTCTTTTATTTAAACAAGTTGAAAAACCTAAACATTATTGGATGACTAAAATTATTAATGTTTTCGATAATCGTTATCGCGTTAATGTTTATACTGAAATTTTTGATGAGGTTGATCACCTAATTAAACGTAAAATTCATAGTAGTTATTTTTGTCATTATTCTAAAGGTAATTTGAAAATTATCGCTGACAAAGATTTAATCAAGGAGGATTAAAATGAAGAAGATAATTTTGTTTGTGGCTATTTGTGGTCTAATGAACTTGTGCTATGCTAAACCTAGAAATTATAGTTATACTACTAATTATTCTACCAATAATAGCACAGCACAAGGAGTAGCAGAAACAATGGCATCACGAAATACTGTGGGTCATTTTGGTGGCAATAGTGGATATGAGGGTTGTGGTAGTGGATCAACCCCACAACAAGCCTATAATAATTGCTGCTTCTCTAATAGTGGTATGATTACTGTGGATGTTGGATATGCTCAGGGTAAAAATGGTAGGTGGTTTTGTTGTCGTAGATATTCAAGGTGATCGTATCTAATTTAGTGAAAAATTTAAAAATCCACTAAAGAATCATGCTTGACAGTACCGATCTATCTGGTATACTTAGAGCGTAAACAACAACTAACACAGGAGACTGAAAATGCCCAAGGGTAAAAAGAGTTGCGATAAGTGTGGTACATTGACTGGCCCGCGTGCTTTTGTTTGTGCTAAATGCAATACTCCTTTCATCTTTAAGTGTCAAAGTAGAGAGAAAAAGAATACCAAGATTATTCGTGACATTAATTGGCGTGATCTGATTAAGGGAGATAAGATCAAAGTTGCTGGTGGGCCATATTATGTTAGTAAGGGAGAGTTTATCCCTATGGGTTATCGTGGACGATTTTTGGTTGAGGGTATTGATGACAATGGAATCCTTGCTTATGGACTTGACAAATACCAGGGTTTCTGCCATATTTATATGGGTGGAGACATTCAGAACAAGGAAACCAAAGTTTGGAAAACCAAACATAAGTTGCTCAAACTGAAACCTAGAGAAGTTGTATGACACAATTAACTAACGATCAAAAATATCAATTAAATAAACTAATTGACCACAGAGATTCTATCAGTGAAAATCTGTTCCATATTGAGCGTATTTTAAAAGATTATTTTCCTCAAGAGTACGATATTGCTTATCAGCATTGGATTCCTCAAATGATCACAGCACTATATGAGGATGAAAGATGGCTTTCTAGGGGAGAGCGTAATATGCAAGATACAATTGACCATATTAATGATAGTCAGTCTGGTTCTGGTGTAAAGAAATATATCTAGTTGGAGAATACCATGAGCGAAGTTTATGCTATTACTGATCTTAAAGGATACGCAGAGGAAATGAGAACCTGTGCTGCAAAAAGTATTTGTGAAGATCATAATGAAGATTTAAATAAATATATTTCAATTGGTCAAATGATTAATCTTGTCAATGAGTATTGTCTTGGTTTTGATGAATTAAACAGACCAATGCTCAATGAAGATATAAATTGTCAAATTTTTGAACAGACTAGTGTATGGATTCATAATATTGGTTTAGCAAGACTCGCTGCTAAAGACTTGGTTCAGTGTGCATGGAGCGATAAAGAGAATACCATGATTTTCTGGACGGAGAATAAAAATGAATCTAAACCAAAAAGAAAACGAACTAAGAGAAATAAAAGAAAAGATTGATGAACTAATGGATTATATTTCTTCGGATTTCTGTCAGTCATGTCTGAACTATTATAAAGAAATTGAGATTTTACAACAAAGACTTAAAGAATTAGAACAATAATAAATATGGGGCGTTGCAGCCGGTAGTTGCACATACTCTTATAAGGTATTCAAAAGGTTGGTTCGACTCCAACACGCCCTATTTAATCTAGGAGATTATTATGAGAAATTTATATTTGGATATTGTTTTGATTATTGGTTTTGCTTTGAGTGTTGGTTTGAACGTATTTCAATTTTATACTATGGAACACGTTGAAGAAATGTATTTCAAACAATGTGGGTCTAGTATTATTGCAATTAGGGAATCTGAATTGAATAAAATGTTTGATCAACTTGAAGAAGGTTCTGAAAAATAGGGCGAGAAATGGTTTCGATTACATAAGGAGAATTATATTAGCAAGTGGAGGTTGGTCTGTTGGCCTCCTTAAAAGCAGACCAAACGCTTTAACTGGCGAAACTCAGTTAGCCCTTGCTGCTTAATTAAATAACAGCAACAATCTTAGAAAGCGATGAAGGTAGCGTTCAAAAGATTGATGTAAAATCCTTCGGCTGCTAGAATAGCCAACGGGTTCTAGCCTGAGATTAGTTGGTACGGAAAGATGAATGTTGTTTGTTCTTTAATCTTTCATAAAACTTATGAACATAATAAACTTGTAGAAGATATAATTTTAATTATGCTAAGACTCGGGTTCGACTCCCGACTCGTCCAATATGAGTAGAAAAATTTGTGTTTATTGTGGTAAAAGAAAAAATAGTAAATCCTTTTCTAAACATAGAGGACACAAAGATCGTCTGGATAGTAGATGTAAAAGTTGTGTTAAAAAAGAAACTAAGATAAGATATAAAATAAGAAAAAAAGCACCACCAGTACCAAATAACTGTGAATGTTGTCATAAGTTATTTTCAGAAAAAAACAGCGAAAGATTAGATCACTGTAAAAAAACTAAAAAGTTTAGAGGCTGGGCTTGTGATAAGTGCAATACTGGTATTGGTCAATTAGGAGATAATATTCAAGGAGTTTTAAATGCTTTTAATTATCTCTTATTAAGAAGCGATATTAGTGCTGATGAATTACCAGTATTAATAAATGGTGTTGTCGATTCTTTGAATAATCTGTTGTCCAGACAGAAAGATTCAAGTAGGGTTGCTTGACAAACCGATAATCGTAGTGTAGAATGGCGATACACACAGGAGACTATTTGTAATGATTCACGATTTTGATTATGTTATGGGAATGGTTCGTGATCTTCGTGCTACAAGCAGCACTAAAGATAAGGAAGGAATTATTTTGGATTATTGCGGACATAATAGTGCCGCAGCATCTTTCACTAAAAATATTTTACTTTATACTTATCATCCGTTGTGGCAATATAATGTGACCAGCGATAATTTGAAGAAGAAGAATCATCTTGTAGCCAGAAAGAACGAATATAAAAATTTCTTTGATTTGTTGGATGCTCTAAAGAGTCGAAAGATTACTGGACACGATGCTATCTCTGCTGTGAATAGTTTTATCGAACACTACTCTGAATACGAGGAACTGATTCATTGTATTATCGACAAGGATTTGAAAACCCGTGCTGGCGACAAGATTATCAACAAGGCTATTCCTGACCATATTCCAGAGTTTAGCGTTGCTCTAGCAGATAAATATGAACCTAAACTTGTAGATTGGAAGGATGGTTGGTATGTTAGCCGAAAAATTGACGGTGCTAGATGTATTGGGATTGTTGACTCTAATGGTGATACTACCTTCTATTCCCGCACAGGAAAGGAGTTTGATACTCTTGGCATCGTTAGGGATGGCATTAAGGCTCTTAACATTACTAATGTAGTATTTGATGGTGAACTTTGTCTGGTAGATGATGATGGTAATGAGGATTTTCAGGGAGTTATGAAACAACTCAAGAAGAAAGATCATACTATTCCTAATCCATCTTTTAAGATTTTTGATATGATTACTCACGATGAATTTTATAGCAAGAAGGGCGAGAAGAATCGTCCATATTCTATTCGCTATAATAATCTACGAGAAGTAATGAGAGACAATACTTGTGCTTGTCTTAGTGTGCTTGGTCAAGAACTTATCAAAGATGATGACCATTTTGCCGAGTGGACAAAACGAGGTAATGATTATGGCTGGGAAGGCGTGATGCTTCGTGCTGATGAACCATATAAAGGCAAGCGATCCAAAGACCTACTCAAAGTTAAAAAGTTTTTTGATGATGAGTATGAGGTTATTGATACTGAAATGGGGCCATTTCGTTATGTAAAGAAT